TTATGTTTCGTCGTCGGTTTCATTTACTGGGGAATATTTGGGGGTGCTCGGTTTCCGCAGAAGCATGTTGGTAAGACCAGCGTTGATGAGGGAGCTGTCTTTGTTCTTTCGGAGAGCTTTGTGTTTTGTGCGCTCGAGGGCTGAAACCATGGCCATGTAGCGAATCATCTCCTGTGCTGCCTGCAGTTTTTTCTCGTCGAAATCGCTCCCATCTTCGCCACCGGCCTCACTGCTGATCTTACCGCCCACAGATAGTTGTAGTTTGCCCTCATGTTTTAATTCTTTAGTGGTAAGGGGGTACAGGGCCTTCATGGGGTTACTTTGCAACCGGAGGACATAACGGAATGCGAAGAAGGCGGCCACCAGACCCGCGACGACCAACAACCCGATTGCCAAGGCCCCAAACGGGTTCGACATGAATGATCCCACACCTTCTACAGTGGCCACAACCCCCCCTACTATACCGGTCACCACTCGACCGACAGCCCGTCCGATCTCTCCCAGGCCGTCGAAGAACGAGTATAAGCCAGAGAATATTGCACTATATGGATCGGGGTGTATGATCGTGTCGATGTCGTGAAACCGTAGGGCGTGAAGCTGGCTTCGACGTTGGACTTCGGTGTAGTCCAGGAGCCCACTGTCCTTAATTTCTTGTCGGGTGTACACCTCTAAGGGAACGAATTCGTGGTCCTCCATCATAGTTATATTTAAAGGAACAAAGGTGCTGACGGTTGTGATGTCAGCTCGACTTAGATGGTGAGAGTAGGTGTATTCTTCGAAATACACGTAGCCCGATCCGAACGTGAAGTATCGCCGGTGGCCCACGGTACATTGCTCCAGACTGTCTCGAGCTAACCGAATTTCGTTATCCTCGCCAAGCTGCCCCTCTATCAGGGGTCCGTTGTCCTCCTGTTTGAAACTGACGAGGGGGCGGCTGTAGCACGTGCCCGGTTTTCCGGGCACTCTCATGGAATTCTGCATGATCACGTTATCCGCCTTAATGGGTCTGCATGTCGATACCGCCATGACATCCCCAAGCATGCGAGCCCCTACTCGATATCCCATCGTGGCGGAAGCAATGGCCGCAGGGTTCAGTTTTCTAGCCTCGTTCCACAGGGTCAGCTCCCGGTTTTGCAATTCGCACCAAGCTATCGCAATCCTCCCCAACATCTCATTAACATGCTGTTGGATGTGATCATAGGTAAACTGGAGCCGCGCAAATTCAATTGAGGATGTGGTCTTAATCACATGACGCTCAGTTTTTGGATCTTCATTTTGCTTTGGATTAGGTGATACGGGGGTTTTATGATCCGTCGGTTTGCGGGACTGTTCTTTGATAACTTCCTGAAGGTAAAGATCCGCTAACGAGGTGCTTAGGAGGGGTTGATAGGCTATCAGAAAGCCTCCGTTGGCCAAATAGTACTGAATATCCCCAACCCGCAGATGGGTGGAGTTGTATTTTTTCCGATATATAGACTCGATGGCAGCTCGAGCCTCTTGACCAACACAGTCTCCGAGATCCACTTTGGACAGGGAATATTCTGTGAGGTTGGTCGTGAAGGTGGTAGATAGTGTTTTGGACGCGAACCTAAAGGAAGGCCCATGCTCCGAACGGAGCATCTCATCGACTTCTTGCCATTTAGCCATAGTACAAACCGACGGTTTCTTGGGAACCCAATCCCAACCGACGGTAAACTTTGGGGTTGTTAGCATGTTTCTGGTTGACGGGTTTGTTGCACGGGACTTGGTCGTGAGATCTCGCAAGTAGAAATTCTCCACTTGTTTGAATCTGTCGGTCGAATAGGCGATGTGCTCTTTGTGCGCCCCATCCCGGTATCCGTAGAAGGGGGACATGTAGACAAAATCTCCAGTAGCCAAGACAAATTCTTTATAGGGATAGACCGACCTGGCTTCAACTTCCTCAACGACACAATCTACCGTAGTTCCAGTTCGGTGAAACCCTGTTGTCCATGATGGGAGATATTTTAACCCCACGGTGTTCCACCCCTTAGCGGTCGTAAGGGTCATTTTAGCAGGCATTAACGGCATCTCTGTTTCGCCGGAATCTTTATGGAAGGCGGTGGTTTCTATGTTATGTCGTGAATAGGTGACTGAGGATTTACATACCCCCTTATCGTTTATGAGATCCATGATTTCAGCAAAGGGCACCGGTGCTCTGTCTTCATGCAGATCGGTTATCTGTGCGTATGACGACCCATACCAAACATGCGCCACAGAGACATCTTTGTAGTACATCGTCGCCTTGAATTTATAAGGAGCGATGTTCTCTTTAAATATAATAGCAATTCCTTCGGTGTAGTTGTCCCCAGTAGGGGCAGATGGGCATGGGTAAGGTTTTTCAAACTGGATCACCGTGGCCCCTGTAGGAGGCGGACATACGTAAAACTCGGAATCCCCATCTTTCACTTTTATTCCTCGGAGGTGCTCGCGGAGTTGGGCATGACCAAGCTCCACCGTTTCGTTGAATTGGGGTTCATATTCGTCCGATGAAGAAGGGGGTGGGGGAGGGGGTGGGGGAGGGTGTTTATGAGTGGCGGCCTGTCTACTAAGGGATACAGCTGGTTTTGCGTGTCCTGTCGGTCCACCAAAAACCCCCCAGGCAAGAAATATGTACCATAGGCGCGTTATCTGCCGTTGGCGTTTTGGTGGGGAATGTGTGGTCAT